CAGCGACTTATCATACGTTACATTACATTCACATCCACGTTTACATTTACATCACATGGCGTCCTCTCAGTTGCGTACTGAGAGGGCGCCCATTAATCCCACGAAACGCTATTACATAAAGCGTGTTGCCGCCCGTTCCGGGAGGCCAATTGTAAGGTTCGACGTGCCAGCAATGGCTTTCGATCCTAAACGTCCCCAGAAGGAGGACAAGTTTTCAACTCGTTTGGACGTCCTTGGTCCTTTGATACGCGAGCATTACCCGGTGGTTCCGTCTTCTTGTCAAAGGAACCTTATGGCTGCTTTTGACAAGCGGTGTAATTTTTATACCGACCGCCGGGCTGATCGTCGTATTGTCAAGGCGTCTTTACATTTGTTGAACAGGCTTGCGCCTGCAGCACATGATCCGTTGGTTTGGTCGCGGTCTATGTTTGAATCATGGAATAGTCAGTTTAAGCCTGAGAAGCGTCGTCGACACGAAGCAGTTTATCCACTCGTTGCAGAGTGCACGGTGAAGCAGTTCACTGACAAACAGATATTTGTTAAGGTCGAGGCACTTCTTAAGCGTCATGATTCAAATTGGGCTCCACGTATAATTTACCAATCCAGCGACATTCATAATGTTATTCTCGGACCTGTCATGCAAGCGTGTACAAAGCGCATGTTTGGCAGCATGGACATTGCTACTGATCCTAGTTCGGTTGTTTTTTCTGGTGCGTACAGGAAGCAAACGGATGATTTGTGCAGTTTCATTCAGGCTGGCTCTTGTTCCGAGAGTCAGTACATTGAATCTGATTTTAGTTGCAATGATCAAACTCAAGTCCGCGATGTACACCTTCTAGAGATAGATTGGCTTCGTCGTTTTGGTGCGCCTTTGTGGTTAACTAGTTTAATGCTTCATGCTAATTCTTTTGCTGTTACTAGCAAAGGTTTTGGTTTGAGGGCCAAGGTAACAAATCAGTTACCCACGGGCGCACAATCGACTACATTCCGCAACACTATGTGGAACGCGTCAATTGTAGAAGCTTTCGCCGTCAAGTTTAATCTTCGAGGCAAGTGTTTGGTTCTTGGAGACGATATGTTGTTTAGAGTGGACAACCCGTTTACCCGGGTTGGCTCTATGCGTAGAGCATACGTTTTCAATACTAAAGAAGCGTGCATGTTGGCTAAGGTCTTCGTTAAGGAGTTCTTGGTCGAGTGCACATTTCTTTCCAAACAGTTTATTCAAACCAGTTTTGGTTTCGTGTTAGTACCTAAGCTTGGGAAGGCTTTGGCGAGGTTTAATTCTAGTGCAAACAACAATGAGGCGATTTCTGATCGTTCTTATTTGTCTGGTAAAGCACTGAGTTATGCTTACGAGTTCCGTCATTGCCCTCCTATTTCAAAGTGCTTTTTAACACGTTATGAACAGTTAACCAAAAACACAGTTCCTAGTTTTTCAAGTCTCGGTTGGTTTGCGAAGGGTGCATTTCTTGATCAGGGCATCTCTGGTGTTCTTTCTTCAATTGCACGTTGCCCTGTTGCGACACGAGATGATATAACTAGGTTTTATCATCATAAGTATGGCTTGACATGTACCGACGTTATAGTTTTAGCCATGCGGTTTGTTTTTGGTGAAGATGATTTAGATGAGAGCGCTGTGGGGCGCATCATCGAAGATTTTGTGGATTAATGGGGCCTTTTCAGTCGCCTGATGTCCCTTACTACCCCGTGCATACGGATGTTTCCTCGCTTGAGAGAAAACATCCGTATGCACGGGCCCGTGCATACGGATGTTTC